CCGAGCCATGCTAACAGTGTGACAGCGCCACGACCTCTATTCATAACTGCCTCTACTACCATTATTCTATCTTCTAAAGATTGCATTTTATTGTTTAGTTTGACCATCATTTCATATAATTGTTCGTTAGTTACTTTCATTAAAATGCTGTCGTTAATAATTTAGTTGTTGTTACTGATGGCTCTTTTGCCCATGCTATATACACATAATGTGTGCCATCGCCATTAGACTTTCCATCAGTTGTAAATGGAGAAAATCCTTGTGCAAAAAATTGTATCTTGTCTTGTGAAGCCACTTCTGAGCCACCATTATCTACATCGTCCATTTTCAAGTTATGTTCGATTGCATTTCCGTGATTACTACCACTTCCACTTTGTGTAGCATTATCAGGACCTAAAGCCATTGTTGTAGAAGTTTTCCAAGATGTACTTTCACCTCCACTATCATATCTTTTTATCCATATTGCCCTCGGTTTGAATCCTGTAAAAATAAATGGACCATGTGCATTTCCATTTCCTTGATAAGTACCAGCACGAACACTTCCATTCACATTTGCTATAACAAGTGCCATTTGGTCTATTCCACTTTGGTTTACATTATTTTTAGTACCAACACTAAATACAGTAGATGTTGGTGCAGTATCATTCCAATAAGTATTGTCATCATTAACAGCTGAAGATGTATCAAAAAAATTTAGAGCATCTGTTTCATTTA